GTTTCAATATCTTTTACAATGCCTTTTATTAAATCAGATTTTTCAGTAAGAAAAACGTTTGATAATTTTTCTAATCCACCAGATATTTTAATACTAAAATTGCCAGTAACTTCTGAACATGAAGCAATCATATAATTGGCATTATCAGGTATATTCAACATGTAATCTGTTACAGTCATACCAGATTTTTTGTCTACTATATCTGAACTAATAAAACCTGATTCGTTATCTGTTGTATAATAGCTTATGCCACTGTTGTATTCATTAACAGTGGTAGTTAATAAATACTTTTTTGATTTATCTATAGGTATGTATGATGTGATATATCCAGTAGAAGCAGCCATTATAACGCCGGCTTCAATTCTTTTGTTATAGATTTTTGTATAATCAGTGAATTCTGTATAAGTTGATGATGGCATAATTGAAATTAAAGTTTCAATATCTTTTACAATGCCTTTTATTAAATCAGATTTTTCAGTAAGAAAAACGTTTAAAGAATACAACTTAATATTTACATTCTGTATAGCCTCATTGCTTCCAGTTGTTGATAATCTTACATAATTATTAACGCCTGCATCAAAAGAAAATATAATAGAATCATTTTTTTCAGCATGGTAATCATAAAGTATATCTTTTGTTATAGTAGAGCCACTTTCTTCCGATGATACAGATAATCTTACATTGTCAGTATCATTCGTAAATTTTACAACAGCGTAAATTTCTCCTTTTAAGTTATTTAATTTATAATAAATAGCTGAATTTGAAACAATTTCTTGCTGTAAAGTACCTTCAGCTTCAATAATTTTAGCTAAACAGTCTTGTGTTGAAGATAATTTATAATTGATGAAATCTACGATAGACATGGTGACCCAATAGTCGTTATCAAACTGCTTGTAGATAATATAGATAGAATTATTATCCACTGATATATATCCGCCATCTATCGTTTTAAAATTTACATAGTTTCCAGCCTTATGAGCTATGTAAAAATAATTTCCACCGTACACTACTGGATTTGTATCTGGACTTGCTATTCCAGCAAATAATGCTAGTGAATTAGTATTATTAATAATACTAAGCAGTGTAGATTGCAAAACCTGTCCAGATATTTCTTCATTGCCATTGTTTTTAATAGACTTCTGAATTGCAGCCTTTAATTCACTAAATATTGTTTCTTGTCCCATAATTTCATTAATTTAATACTATCCCATATAGTTTGGCTATTAAGTGTATAGCCTTTACTCCATAAACTGAGCAGCAACATGAGAATTTTGTCCATAATTTTATTGCTTTAAATAATCTAAAATTTCGCTCAGCACTTCAGTGAAATTATCATTGCTGCTGGCAATTTCTATAAATTCTTTAGCTATAGCCTTTGCATCTCCAATAAGAGAATCTGTTCCTTGTCTTCTATTAGTTCCAAGTATCATAAATGAAGTGCCTGGATGCTTTGAAACGTATTCTTCTATCTGGTCATGAATGCTATTACTAAATTGCGTTATAGATGTATTCTCTAATCCGCTAGCAATTATAGTCTGTTTTTTGTCCATAGCTTTATATTTTATTTAGAATCATTCTTCTCGTTTCATGTTTCCAAATGATTTCTTATCTGATTTATCAAACTCGTTGTTTAATCTATCTATAATAGGCTTCCAGTAACCCGGCAAAGCTTTCATAATTTCAAATCTTATTAAGTGATAAATCACTCTGAAAATAACATTCTTTGGGTATGCTATGATAAGGTTTTTAAAACCATTGCAAACATACGCGTAATCAAAAATATACGTTAAAATCTTTGCAGCAAATGCTGCTTCTTTTTTATCTCCACAAGCATACACAATACTATAAATAACGTATATGATTGTAAAATATAATGCCAATTCGAATATAGCTTTCTGGGCTTTATTCCATGAGAAATTTTTGCATCTTGTTATAGATATACCATCAGCTCTCATTCCACAGAAGATGTTAAAGCCAAAGCCAATAATAAGAGCTACCACAAAGCCCTCTGTTGGTGTTAGTATAGCCAACAGAGAGCTAAAAGCAGAAATAATAATCAGCCTAATCTGTTCAAATTCAAATGTTCTTGCCATTAGATGAAGTCCTCCCAGTTTAATGTTAATGATTTACCAATAGCATCGCTGGTCCATCTCATAAATTCCATGCCTTCATAGCCATCAGGGTCTGAGGCTACTAACTTAGCATAAGTTATGCACTTGTCCACAGTATCAAGAACTGCTGGATAAAAATCAGCGTAAGCCATATTAGCAGTATATGTTATATCTCCGCTGGTCTCATTGTGAGTTGGAGTAAATGGACCAAGCACATTTCTTAACTGTTCTGTAGTCCAAGAATGTGCATTTCCAGATGTATTAACCATTTTCTTGCTTGCATAATCTGCGAGTTTATCAGTAAAATGGTAACCATGCTTTTTGATATATTCAAGATAGCCTGGCGCATTCATAATCGCATTAGCAGTTCTTGAAAACTTATCTTTAATCTCGATTTTGTGCTCTTCATTATCTGATGAATGCACAACTATATATTTAATCTTTTTCATGATAGCTTTTCAACTAATGTTTTAACTAAGTCTTTCACTTCTTGAACAGAACCTTCAACAGCTTTAAGCCTTGTTTCGGTTTCTTGTTCTTTCTTAAGAGCAGGATTAAGAGTAACGAGCAATTCAGGAGTTTTATCTACTACCATCTGGTAATAATCTCTGTTTGCAAGTTTCTCTTTAGCATCATTGCAAATAGCATTAACCTCTTTAATGAGAGCTTCTGAACTAGTAGACAGAACGATATTTCCTGCCTTAGTAGTTTCTAACAATTCAGGAATAACGTATACACTAGATTTGCCACCAATTTCAATAGTAACATCTCTGCAAATAGTATTGCTCTGTTGCGTGAATACACTGCCATAGCTGTTGTTACTATCTACGTGATATACATTATTTATAACCTTTCCTTGACTAATAGCCATTTCAGACTTATCAAGGATAAAAACTGGTTGACCTTGTTTAATATCTTTAAACTGCATAGCTTTACATTTTAGATGGGACAAAGATTGGTAGCTAGACATTTATGTGCCTAGCTACCAAAGTTAAATATTAAGGAGTTGTAGTAGTAGTCTTACTTGCTGCAATAATCTGAGATACTGCTGCAGTAATACCAGCTACAATAGCCTGTGTCTGGTCTCGCTGGCTCAATTCGCGGCGAGAATCATTGTACTTCATCTGAAGTTCCTGGTTCCAATGGCCATTCATAACATCAATGATACGCTGAACACCTGCATTGTCGTTGGTCTTCAGGTCACAGATACCTTGGCTCAACTGGAAACCAAGATTAGAAGCCGCACGCTCTATGCCAGTATTGGTATAAGCGAAACCTTGCTGCAGAGCATTTACGATGTCCTTCTGGCCAAGCTGGTTTTCATAACCCATCCTGGTGATATTCTGCTGAGTCTGGCAGCAGCAATCCTTAAGAGCCTGAATCATCTGCAAATTGCCCTGAGATACTGAGTTAATTACGCGCTCTGCAGAGAAGCCTACCTGACCGCTAAGTCGGTCTACACCTCCGCGAACGTCGCAAATTGCTCCATTGAGTGCATTAAAGTCGCAATTCAAGTTACCAGCAAGCTGAGTAATAGCGGCTGTGTTACCGTGAACTGCGTCCATAAGCAAGTTACTGTTCTGATTGTCAGCCATCTGATTGCGAAGAGAATCAATCTGAGCCTGAATAGCAGGATTGCCATTCTGCTCGCCTCCCCACATGCGATTAGCAAACATCATCCAAACTAGGTAAACAAAAGGATTGTTCATCCAGTTGTTCATACCACCTCCCATAGCAGCCATCATGGTTGCTGGGTCATTGTTCTTAGTAGCGGATAAAATCGCTGCTAAATCATTATCGCGACCATCGGTGCAATAAATCTTCTCGATTGTATCAGCCATAATCTACAAATTTTTAAAATTAAACAATTAAGTTTTTAACTCTCTATGTTGCAACATTTTATTCAATATCATAGTCATTGTTATAATCGTTATTGAAATCACCTCCAAGATTTTCATGCTTGAAGCCACCAAGATTGGTGATTATATTATCCACATCAAATTCACAAGTTACTGAAGCTAAATCTCCTTGTTCCTGCCAATCAACTTCCATGTTGAAAGTTATAGCATCATAGGTTTCACCTTTACAAGTTATCTTCTTCTGACTACAAAGACGAATTATCCTCATAGCGTCGCAAAGATATTCAGGAATAACAGTGTTAAACTTATATGTTTTCTTAGAAACTTGACTTTCAATAAATGAATAGCCTAATCTTTTTGTAGCCTCTTCTTCAAATGAATATTCTGGCTTGCCCAATTCAGATTTAAGCAATAGAATAAAATGAAAATTCTCGCTGCCTAATACTATTATGCCATTTTTAAGAGCAAAATCACCTTCTGGGTTCCAGTATTCTACCTCAAGACAATCATCTATATTGTTATCAAAACAAAATACTTCTGAGTAGTACCATCCACCAGAATGTATCTCTAACCAATATTGGCCTTCATAATCAATAACACCTGAAAGTGGAAATATACCTAAAAATAGTAATATATTATAACCATTCTTTGATACATTTCTTAGTCCAGCGTCTTTAAATTTTTCAACCACATTATCAGTTACCCTTTTATTAGTATCAGCACTTCTTACATATACTTCTGAAACATTTCCAGACACTATTAACTGAAATGGTGAAACTACATTCGGATTTGTGATAAGTGGAGCAACATGGCCATAAGCAAAACTACGATAGCGGTTTTGCTTATGGAAGTCATCATAGAACTTCAACGGTGATATGCATATCGGATTTGCCATATTGCTTTTTACTATTGGATTTGTCTTTTAAAATTGCCTGAATAAATAAATTCATATTGCAAATATAATAAAAATTATTCAATATTATATAAAAATATATAAATTTTTAAAATTATTTAGCTCTTTATTTTGGACTATACACGAGCGTGGCTCTTATAAGGTGTGTGTCTATATTCACTGATAGTGAATCGATAATTCCAGTTCCGACTGATGTTTTAATAGCTTTATTTAAGTCTATTTTTTCACCTGTTTGAAATTCTATATCTTGCTGCATACACTGTTTTAGACCTGTTACTTTATATGCGTCAGCCGAAGGAGCCCTAGTATATTCTATACGATACGCAGGCATATCTAGCATATAGTATCTCGCAAGATATAGCCATGAGCATAAATAATTCTGCGGTGTAGCGCTGTATGTATAAATATATTCATCATCTCTTAAGCCAGAAACAGCAGCAATAGGAACTCGTCCTGTATTTTTATCTGCCATCATAAGAGCAAAGCCATCTTCAGAAAATTTATCAGGAGCATATAGCATTAAATCAATATCAGTAGAGAATGCTTCAGAATTTACTTCTTCTGTTTTATCCGACTGAACATATAATGATTTAACATCTATTTCCATATCTTCAAACGTATCAGTAGAATCATCCATCCAGTTAAATTCATACCTAGAATTTAAATCGTCTTTGCTATAGCTAGTTGCCTCTTGAGCATATAGAACTGTTTTCTTGTTAAACTTATCGTATTTTTTAGTTAAGTCAAATTGTAAGCTAGGATTTGTATACGATAAGCCTTTCATGAAATATGATATATGCTCAATTCTTAATCTATTGTTATCATCTATGTACCAATAACATCTAAAACAGTCTCTCAGCATATTCATGAGTTGTTCAAATGTTATTTCTGCTTTCTGTGCAGCTTGGTCATAATTACCTTTTAGTACATTAGACTTTGGAGCTATAAATGGAACATAGCCAATTCTAGAACCATCGAAAGGTATAATAGGAGTTGATGTGCCACCTTCATAAAAGAATCTACTGTACTCAGCTGTTGCTTCAAATTTTACTAGTGGGTCTATTTTATGTAATAATGCTTTTATTGTGTCAGCTAAAGAAAATGCATCTTTTAAAGTAAATTGTGTTCTAAATTGACTTTCAAATGAGGACCATTCATCTGGTATAATCGCCCATACAGATGTATTAGCCCACGAACTCCTACTTATAGGAACTGGCATATGTGCAGTTTTGGTCACAGCATTTACAAAGTTATTAGTAAAATACTTTCCATAGTCATTTCTGCCATACTTAGTAGGGTGAGTAACAGTATAGCTTGTCTGCTTTACTTGTAATCCTACTAAGCCTATGCATTTTCTATAATTAACTCTTTCAGATACAAAATCATCCTTTGGCAGGTCGTATAATGTTTTTGTTTGTCCAGATGATGGCTCTACTGCTGTATCAACGTCTGCTAGTATGCGACCCCAAACAGTGTAATTTATAACACCAAGACTAAATACTGTAACATCTGTATCGCTTTTACGTATACTAAATTTATATTCTCCTGCGCTATCCATTTGTGCACCGTTAGAGTTTACATTCCAATCTGGCCTAGCGAATACACACTGCGAAAATGCTACTCCTAGATTTCCAAATGTTCTATCATCATATATTTTTAATACAAATTTCCATTCATCTTTTATAGAACCTGAGGCTTCACTTTCAACTACTTTTCCTGTATTAAACCACCTGAGTGTTTTATTTCCATATTCGTCACTTTCTGCAAATGATAAATCAGATATACCTATCATCTTTATGTGTCCACCACCTTTAGTTTGGTTGACCCATGTAGTAGGCGGAGTTCCAGGTACATGCGAATAAGTTCCAGCATATTTTGAACTCATTTCTTCAGTAATTAGGAATTCCTGTACACTCAGATTTTTAGCAAAGTAATATTTCTTTTCAAGAGCATCAGCATTATCTATAGCTTCATTTACATCTTGTTCCCAATATGTTCCATTGGCATAGCATGATATAGAATTAGCACCTTGAATATAGAATTGATATAATAAACGCTTTGTTAAAGTGAGTGGAGTTATAGCTGGTGAAAGTTTAATCAAATCGTAAGTATTATCATAGCTATTCATTATTTTCGAATATCTGTCTATAGGTGATAATTTCAATTCTATTGAATGCCTCGTATCATCTAATTTACAATCTGTTTCAACAAACGAATTTAAAGCTAATACTTTTCCTTTGCTGTTTGTTACTACTAGTAAATATTTGGTTTCTAAAGACTGTGATTTTATGAAATCAAAGTCTGTACCAAATATCTTAATAGAGCCTTCTAGTGAGCTTCTAAAAAATACTTGGCCGGTCTCTTTTTTATATTTGTTTTCAAGTTTACTGTAGTGTGGACCTTGTAATCTAAAACCTGTATAAACCCAAACATGGGTAAGCATGTTATTAATCTCAATCTGGGTCATCTGCGATAACTCAGTGCTTGAAATATCTAATACAAAATCACATCTTACATATTCAGCTTTTAATCTTATGTTATCAGATGCTAAGTTATAATCAACTAAACTTCTGTCACTGTGTACAGCGTAGCCTAAATAATTAACATCTTTATCATAGAAAAATACTCGCAGCTGCTTTACATTTATATCTGGCGGAAACAGAGTGCTTACTGGAAGTTGTTTTCTGCCAACAGGTCTTAAACTGTCTAACCAAGATGTAACACAGTATTGACCTACTGAAGTAGCACTTTCAAACTCACCAGTATCTGTGTTAAACTGGCCATTTGTAGCTGTCTGCTGTTCTCCTTTAAGCAAATAAAATATATTGTTATTCATAAAGCTATAAATCTAGATAAACTTTAAATTTTAATCTCTAGAACTTTAAAATTTATATATCCTTATAATTTATAATTCAATATAATTTAAAGTCCCAGAGATTATAGAGCGAAATACTGGGTTAACTATTGATATATCTTTTCACGTTACCCTTAATAACAAGAGTTCTGCCATCCCCTAAAGGATAAACGCGTTCAGAATTTTGTTTCTTAATAGCCTCTACACCTCTTTCAATATTTGACAAATCAGTAGTTGTTTCTACTGTTATCATCTGTGCTTGCAGACTATCTGCTTTATTAAAAGCTTGTGAAAATTTATTCTCAAATGTGCCTTTGTTTAAGCTATCAACAATATCAGGAAGTACTCGTCTGTATTTACGAGTATTACGTTTATTTATAATAGCCATAGCTTCACCGCCTTCTGCTCGCATATTTTTGCCTTCAGAATTCTTCTGATGCAAATCTATATCATTACCAGATGCATGTGAACCGCCTTCTAAGAACTCAAGACCACCTTCTCCATACTCTTGGTTTGCTGCAGCTGTGGCTTGTTTAGCTTTCACCTTGGCAACTGCGAAGCTTGTCCACATAGTTGCAATAGCTGCTAATGCCAAAGCAGGACCAATAATAGGTACACCTGACATGGCTGACCAGATATTAGCAGAAGCAGTAATAAGAGAAGAAGCCTGTACAACAGTATTAATAGCTTCTTGACGCTTTTGAGCTTGTTCAAGAAGTTTTTGCTTTTCTTGCATATTCTTCTTCTCCTGCTGTAGTTCTTTCTTCTTAGTTGCAACTTGGTTGGCATAACCGTTGTTACGACCTTCAACTTCAGCATCATAAGCTGATTGAGCTGCTTCTACTCGCTTTTCAGCTGCATCGACTGCTGCTTGTGCAACGTCAACTTCAGCTTGAGCTATTTCTTGAAGATTGCTAATAACCTGACTGCATGCAGCATTCCAAGCTTTAATGCCATCGTCATCAAAGCCAATATAGGAAAGCAAGAATCCAGTAACGCCATATTTACCTATACGACCAGCCAAACTCAAACCCTTTTTACGTAGCTTTTTCTGGTCATCTTCAAGTTTTTTAACTACATTGTGAGCTTCATCAATCTGAGCCTGTGACCAGTCAAGAGCTCCGGATTTAGCTAGTCTTATCTTTTCTTTCCACAGAGCGATTTCCTGGGTCAGCTCATAATCTTTAATTTCATCAGCCGTATGCGCAGCTAAATCAAATTCAGATTTTGCCAAGGCTTGCTGCTGCTGGAAATTTTGCAATCTATTAGAACCTGATATAGATAATTTCTGTTTATTAAATTTAGCATTAATGCTGGTCTCAGATTCTTGCTGCTCAACTGGTTTAGCTCTATTTTGGGCCAAAGCTAATTTTCTAGCATTCTCAACTTGTTCAAGAAGTAACCGTCTTTCTTCACTGGTACCTTTCTTTACAAGATACAACTGTTCTTGTATCTCCTTAGCGCGCAAGTCAAGAATAATCTGGTCATATTTTGCTTCAATCTGTGCTCTTTCTTTGTGCCAAGCTGCCAATTGTTCAGGAGTAGCTTGACCTGTAACTTCAGCTTCTGTCTGACCATCTTCTGAAACAGTAGCAGCCTTTGTGGTATAAGCTACTTCACGGTCATCAAGCTGCTGCAATCTAAGCTTTTTCTCCTTTTCAATCTCAGCAGAGATAGTATCATATCTAAACTTCATAGTTTGACGAAGTTTAGTCATACTATCTATTTGACGCTCATCCTCAATATCTTGCAAATCAAGATTGAGTTTTCTTTGAGTATTTTCGATGATAGCTGCGATTTCTTCTTGCTGTTTTTTAACCTGCTGCTTTTGCTCATCAGTAAGTGGCTTATTTCCTTTTTTGCCTGCTAAGAAGACTTCGTTTTTACGGAACTTCTCCTGCATCTCTCTGATTGTAGCCTCAGCAGAATCTACAGCTTCTTGCTTACGCTTTTTAAACTCGTCACGTTGCAAAGCTGTGATACTGGCCTCATATTTCTTCTGGATTGTAAGGTCATTTCTCCAGATTGTGTCTGTTAAATCTCGCTCACGAGGTGTACGCGTACGAGTTTTATCTTTTTTGTGAGCTGTATCTAAACCTAACTGTTTGTATATTTTATCAATAGTTTTATATTGCTCTTCGGCTATTTTTACAGCTTTGTCAGCGAAATTCTCATTATATTCTTGTTCTTTTTCGACTTGCGTTTTTCGCTTATTTCTTATATGCTTATATGTCTTTTTTGTTTCTTCTTCATTGAATCCCAAAAGACCAGTTATGCCACCAGCTGCTAGTTTCTGCCACCACTTAAGGTCTTTATCCTTCCAATTTTGCTCAAAATCAAATTGATTTTCAATAGCTTTGCCATAATATTCAGCTGCGACTTGCATAGCCGCCGTGGCTTTAGCTCTAGCGTATAGAGCCTTTATAAATACATCAGTATTATCGACGAGAAGATTCTCAGCCTGATTAACGTTATTAATCGAAACATCAAGTTTGTTAAACTCAGACTGATTATCTTTTATAAACTGTTGTTGCTTTTTTAAATTTCCGCCTAAATTCTTCCACTCTAGAGATAATTTTCTAAGAGTTGCTATTTGTTCACCTAAATTTTTCGTGTTCTTTGTCAGAACCTCGTCAACACTATCAACCACATCGGCCATATCTGCAACAGTCTTTTGGCCTGACCACATAACCTGAATCCAATGCAGAATTTCTTTACCGTGTGCTGATAAAGCGTACAATACTACTACAAGAGCTGTTTGCCAGCTAAATAAAGCTGATATGATTTGCTTAGTAACAGATACTGTTGGCTTACCCTCTGCTGCTAAAGCTTTATTTTGTTCTCTTACTTTCTTAATCTCATCGATTACAATAGGGATGTTATTAGAGATACCAAGAAAGAATGTATTAAGAGATACAGCAGCAGCAGGAAGTTCTCGAACTACCTGAGATACAGATACTCCAAGACCATCCCACGACTTAGCATAATTACCTACACTAAGTCTGTGATTTCCAGTGGCTTCCTGGAGCCGTATCATTTCTTTATATATAGCAGCAGTTTCTTGTTCGAGTTTTTTGCCGGCATCTGTAGCTGAGCGCTCAGCAGCTGACATAGCATTTAACTTAATCTTGTTAAGAGCGTATTGTGCTGCTAATCTGTTATAAGAGCCTTCAGCAGACTGATTAATCTGGGCCTGATACTTAGCAGTCTGATTAAGAGTTTTTGTTTGTAAATCTAATTCTTTAATCTGAATATTTGTAGCATCTGCTGCTTGATTATATCTATTCTGAGCTTGTGTAAGTGCATCAACCTGAGTTCTATTAGCAGTATGAGCTGCCATCACTTCACGGATTTTAGCTTTCAATTCAAGGTATCGTTGACCTTCTTCTGATTGTAGATAAGCTAATTTCTCTTCAGCTTTCTGTACTCTAGAAATCTGCACAACATGAGCTTTAAGTTGCTCATCCATAGCTGCAAGCTTGGACCTCTGTTCATTAATTTGACGAATTATATCATCACCTCTAGAAGCTCTCTGCTCAGCGGACATATTCTTGTATAAGTCAATAAGATGCTTGAGGTGTATTCTAATTCTTTCATAAGAACCAGCTTGCAACTCAAGTGCTTTTTTACTTTCAGCAGTAGTTCTATTTAAAGCAGCTGTTTTAGATTTTAAATCAGCAACTTCTTTACCAATATCAGTCTGTGCAAACTCATATTCTTTTTGCGCTCTTTCTAATCTTTGGGCTGCTCTAGCTGCATCATCTAAAGCTGCACGACCTTCTTTGGTAGAAGTACTCATATTCTTTATAGCTTCTACCATCTCAGAAGAGCCTTTCTTTATAGCAGCAACCATATCACCGTAGCTGTCTATGAGTAATTCCAAAGATTGTGTGATTTTATCTATGGAACCGTCGGACTGTATGAGGTCACTTTCCTTTATTACGTCATCTGCCATAATTATCTATGTTTAATTCGTTTATAAGCTTTAGCTTCAGCGTCGAGCTGAGCTTTTATATTGTTAACAGTTGTATAAAATTGAAGAACAGTCATACGTTTAGCATTTAAATTAGCTTTTTGACCAACTAGCATACATAAACTTTCGAACTGTTTATCATATTTTAATTCAAATGAATTTTTACCAGTAAATATTCCTGGCTTATAAGATTTAAGCAGAGACAAGTCTATATCAGCTATCTCTTCGGTATATTCTTTGTCTTCTATAATACCTTTTAGCTGCAAGATTGTTCTCTGCTTAATCTTTTCATATATCATTTTTTCTTTTGCTGAATCAAAGTTATCTGGAAAATAAGTCTCTAACTCTGTCGAAAGTTTTTTTTTCAGTTGAAATAACATTTCTATGATTGAGCCATGTTCTGCATTTTTTAAATCAGATAATAATTCTTGTAAACTAGTATCAGACTGACTTTCTACTTTCTTTCCATCAATACTATATATGAGAGCTGCAAATGCCATATACCTTGGAGATATTCCACTCACAATCATGTGCATGTTTTGTCTCATATTTTGCAATTCTTGCATGGCTTTCTTCTTGTCCCCAGAATTAATAAGCTTTGCAATTTGTACTATATGCTCATCAACCGAATCTATGTCGGAACCAAGTCCAGCATCTATAATAATATACTTATTATATCTTTGGAAATTTTCAATCGGCATTTCATCAATTGAATCATATAACTTTATAGTTCTATTAGCTAAGGATATTGTTTTCATACTAAAAATCTTATTATAGGAGTTGCAAACACTGGTACATAGATATACGATGGGTCAAGCGTAATCAGTACCATTGCAATCGATATTATAACACTAAGCCAGAAACCTAGACAAAAGTCACAATCAAGCATTTTAGCTACAATTGTAAAACCTATATCGTCACACTGGTCTCTAAGCCAATATCTAAAACCTGATTTGCTCATAAACAGCTCTATAAAAGCAGAAAATAGAGCAATTAAAATTATTTGATATAGCGTTGGCATAATTCTCTTGTTGTTATTGTAAACTCAAATCTCAGTCCAGAATATGGATGCATAAAGAATAATTTATCCATAGACTGAATATCTTGACCGGAGTAAACGTAGCTGTTATAAATCTTTTCAAGTGAATACCCTTTATAGATATTCTCGAATCTCTCATAAACTTTGTCGACTGTAAGTCTACCTGTCTGTTTAATGAGACCTGGAGTAGTAAGAACTCTGATAATTTCATCTTTCACCTCTTCTGAATACATAGCATCGTTATCAGCAAAAATAGTATCTAGATTAAACCAGAAAACTATAGCTCCTGAAAACGTAAACTGAGGGGTAGATTGAACTACTTGAGTAATATTCTGAGCATCATAAATATCAAACCAGCAGAAATTACCATATTGGTCATTTGGAAGTAAAGAAGCATATTCAGATTTTCCAATGTATGCTGCTGGATATATAAATTTTCCACCACCTTCTTGGTGCTCAACTAACTTATATGAGCGACCAAAAGCATAATCAAGCCATTTAAGCTTTTCTCCTAATGTTTTCTGAATATCCTGTATAACTTTATCTAACAATACTGGATTTTCTTTCATCGGAATAATTATGCTTCGTTCTACATTATTCTTCTTCTGTGCCATTCTGTAAATATTCTTTAAGTTTGATTGCTAATTCTGGTCTTACATATTTATATATGATATTTTTCAAGTTCTCTTTTGTAAGTTTAAGAATTTTTGGTCCATACTTATCTTTTAAATACTTATTTTTATCATCAGTACTCGTTAGATAGAAACCATCAACATCATACACAAGTCTTAAAGACTTATACCATTCACCAGTATCTCTAAGTGTTACTCTGTTATAAGGCTGTCCCTTTCTGATTTTTCGTTTTACAGTGCTTGGAGCATATGGAGCATAAGACATAATTTCAACATCATCTCCATTTACACCTCTTTCATAAAGCTGGTCTTCAGTAATAGCCTCTATGATTTCTTGCTCATGAGCCAGTATAGTTTTAACGAGTTCCTTACCAAGGACCTCGTCAAACTTTCTTAATCTATAAGCTAAGTTTCTAATAGATAAGCCATAATACTTAGATGCAGCCATTATATAGACCTGTATTTAATTCCGTTATTCACACATGGCAGACATACTCTATCCAGTCCTTGTGTACTAATACTTAAAGCTTTTAAAGCAATATCCAATTCATATGAAAGTCCAGATTGTCTCATACTATTAGAATCACCATCTAATTCTGTCAGAATATCCAACTTAGAAGCATTAATAGAATGCCTGTTAGTTCTAACATTTGGATTGTAGGCAAATTCTCGCAAGAAATCTATGGCTACCTGTTTTGCAAGTACATCTTGGAACATAGCTCTTTGTTTGATAATAAAATCAGTCAAATCACAGTATGCAGAAACTTCAAGATTAATACCATAGTTCTTATCGTACGTGAAGTTCATTATTTCCGGGTCAAACTCTTCATCTTCAGAAATATAGAATGGATGCACTTCAATGTATCTAGACCAAGCTTGATAAGCTAAGAACTCACTTCTTGAACAGGCCTTACATGGTCCAGTAGACCAGTCTCTATCTTTGTAAATAGCCTGCGCGTTCTGAGGAAGCTCTGATTGCTTGTAAACCATATACCAACTACCACCAGCATCTGTATTTGCACTCTCATAAGGTAGCAGAATATCTTCTTTCGGCTTAAACCACTCAAGACTATTAGCCTTAGTCTTCTCAAAAGTAAGAGTGTAAATTGGCTCTGGGTTACTAGAGTGGAAAATATAGAGAGTATAAGAGCCTGGTTCTGTCATCTGAAGACCAACCTTATCGATTTTAACTGTAACACCTTTAGAACGAACAGTATCAATCTCAAAGCCTACTAATCTACTGCGATTTTCAATCTTGTTAGTAAGTCTACCAGTACCATCAAACAAAATTTTATTCTCAATAAGAGACTTTGCAGCTTTATCGGCCAGCTTTGTATTAATAAACTTATTAACAAGCTTTACTATACTAGCCTTAGTTTTCTCTTCAAGCCATTCTGAAAACGGATTTGTTTCTGTCCAATGCTCAGAATCTAGAATATCTGTTTTCGCTGGAACATCTTGAAGAGCTTTATATAGAGAATCATCTACTCGAACTACTTCTCCAGATTTATAAGCTTTATTAGCATCATGTACCTGCCAGTTAAAGTTCTGAAAATCAGGAGCTATACTTCGTAAATTATCCAATGTAAGAAGAGGATGAATCTGCTGAAAATACATACCTGATTCAGTCTGAGTTAGATTACTAGATAACATAATATCTGACAAATCATAACTCTGTTTCCATCCTACTAGATGGAGCATTTTATCTTGTATATCTGCAATTCTTATCATGATTACATTTCAGTTTAAAGTAAAAACGGGAGAACGAGACTTTTTAAGCCTGTCCTCCCGCTGGACCCATCCAAAGCTAATAACAACTAAAAGCTATTACTAGTTTCTTCTAGATTTATATTTAGATATTCACCCAAAGAAAGATTACGCTGTTGGAGGAGCAACAACCTGCTGTACAGGCACTGCATAATGAGCATTCTCGCTTGAAATATCAAAAGCAATAATTGGACTAGCCAAAGTCTCAGAATCGCTGTTGTAAGAAGTAAGGAATGCGACGTCAACTGCGAAGCCATAGTGCTCCTTACGGGTACGAACCATATCAGCTGTAGCTGCACCTGCGATATCGTGGTAGTCACCAACAGAATCATAGAAGTAAGTACCACAAGGGATATTCAACAGTGGCAAAGTTGCGATGCCCCACTCATGGCCATCACCAGATACTGTACCAAGCAAGCAGTCACGCTCGAAACGTGTCATAAAGCCAAGAGAACCTGAATTGATAGCATAACCCTGAGCATACTTCTTAGTGCCGAGTGCCATGTTGTTAGTCAAGTGTACAATCTTGTTACCAAACTCGTTCTGCTTGTTAACGTCATTGTACAAACCATGCTGAGCGAGCTTACGCATAATCGACTCAACGCCGGCATCACCAACAATATGCAACTGACCGAAGAAATCGTTAGCTGCCATGATTGGGTCAAGGTCGCCGAAGATGTTCTCACGCTCAGTCCACTTTGCGTTGATTGTACCTTCTGCATTTGCGTAGAGCAGCGGGTTCTTAATAACCTTTGTCTTCTCAGCTGCAAGCTTAGCAAGAGCTGCTTCATCAAGTTTCTGAGCAAACTTGTAGATGTACTTCATCAACTTAGTCTCGAAATCCTTCTGGATGCCGATTTCATTGTTCATGTACATAGCAGGAGCGATAGTGAAGCCAAACGCATAAGTAGCAAAATTAATCTGCACCATGTGAGAAGTATTTTCGCTATCAGCAATCGTAAGTGTACGAGTATTGCCGATTGTGATGTCTGCATCATAGTCGATTACAGGAGTTTCAAGGATGTTACCAATAGAAGTACGAGCCTTCTGCTTGAGCTCCTCAGTAAGAATACCGGCTGGGTCATTAGACTGCTGGATAAAAACGTCAAGAGCACCATATCGGCTAGGACGATACTCGTACTTGTCCAAATTTGAACTAGAACGAATGTTCTGAATTCTAGTAAGTACTAAACTCATAGTCTTTTAATTTTTAAAAGTTTAACATAAATATATCATAACTGACATGCTGCATTACCCTTTTACATCATACAGTCTATTATCGAATTGGAAGGCTAGAAACATTGTTTTCATTTCTAATCTCAAGTGCTTTGTTACCAAACTCAACATTATCGCGAGTTAAACCGGTTGACAGCAAATAGTTCTCAATCTGAACGTCAGCTTCTTGCTGAGTTTTAGCTGTTGACAAATCAAGATTGACTGTTCGATGGTCAGATTGTGGGTTAGGATTAGTACCTCCACCTGGCTGCTGCTTACCTGTATCGATAACATCCTTCAAACTTGTTTCCATTACCAACTCTTCGATAGTATATGGGTTGAGATTGTTCTTAGGATTGTTGAGAGTGTTACCAGCAGCATCACGAAGTACCAGCTTCTTTCCGCCATTGCCATCATCAATGAAATCAGGAGTACCTTTAGCAAGAATCTCGTCCTTAGCAGCAGCAAGGAGAATCTTCTTAACTGGTTCTGAAACATCAGCTTTAAACTTGATACCAGCTGTAGCATTGGTAAATGCGAAGCTTACCTGAAGGTCTTTCTCCTTCTTCTCGTAATCCTTCTTAGCCTTATCAAGCTCTCCAGTCTTAGCTGTAAGTTGTGTCTGAAGCTGAGTAACCTGGTGACGAGCATCTTTAAGCTGCTGTTTTACAGCTTCATCAGACCCGCCTGCTGCAAGTTTAGTTTCAAGTTCAGTTACTTTATTCTTCTGAGCCTCAAGCTGAGCAGAAAGTGTCTTAGTACCATCAAGCTTAGTCTTGTAATCACCAAGAACTCGCTTAAGATAATCGTAAGTTTTTTCACCATCTGCTTTACTTATACCAGAAATGCTGAGAATATCAGCATCATACTGGCCGTGCAAAGCACCAATCTTTGTACCAATTACTGTTGCCTCATCATTGCTAGAGAGTGTAGTAATGGCTTGTTTTTGAGCGTCAGTCAAACCTTTAAGTGACTCGCTCTGATTAAGCATTTCAATTGTTATCATAGCTTTGTCTTTTAATCTTCAGGTACCTCGATGAGACCTGCGGCATCACCGAATGGGTCACTGATGATGTCTGTAATTGAATAACCAAGCAGCTTGTAATTCTGCTTAAATACTTGCCACTCACCAAATGAGAAGTAGCGTTTCTGAGGCGGATTTACCTCTTTACCTGTTCGCTTGCTAAAACGGTCACCAAAAGCAACCATTGCAACAACTTTACCAGATGTGTTGTCAGTAGAAGTACTTGAAGCATTCTGCTTCAAAGCCTCTTCTACGACAGCGAGACGAGCCTCAGCTTTCTTAAGTTCTTCGGCGTTGTTGTCAAACTCCGTCTTCTGTTCAACAGTGAAAGCATCAGGGTTACTCAGCTGAAGCTGCTGGAGCTCCTCCTGACGGTCCTTCAAGTCCTGAATCAATTCTTGGAGCTCCGCCTTGTTCATCGTTTTGTTTGACATATTCTAATAATTTATCTCTAATGATTTTAATCTTTTCACGTAGTGGAAGAGAAGAACCAAATTCCACTATATCAATGTTTTCACGTTCAAACTTCGATATAAGCTCTGAGAAATTAACTTTAAGTTTCACGTAATTTACATTAAGTAAACTAGCATTATAAAGCTTCATTATCTCATCGAGTGTTTTATGAGGATATGGTTCTAACTGCTTCAATATAAGCATCCTCTGCAACACCAGTGGGTTATTACGATATTCCACTTCAAGAATCTGTTGCATTATAGCATCAAGTTCTGTTTCGGTGGCTCCACTCTCTTTAGCAGATTTATACTTAGAATAGAGTTCTTCAACAGTGAAGACATAAAATTCTGTGCCCCAACTTATAGATGATGATATGAAATTATCTCCATAACGAAGTTTACAGATTGTATCTTCTACAAATTTCTGAGCCTGCTCGAAGTCTGTCTTCAAAGTGTTCAAAACAGCTGTTTTACTTTCGAAATTTGCAGCTACCTGCGTCTCGTTAATAGCCTCTTTCTCTGATACTGCGGCATTGCCACCTGCTCCAACTACTGAAACAACAATCTCATCGTGCAAGCGACGCACTTCTTCAACGTTGTATTCTAGACTGTTTTTATCGATAGTTGTAATCTGAACAGGGTTACGCATATCAGCAATGCCCTCTGTCTGATTAGGAACTGGTACTTCCAAGAAGGAACCAGGACCAGCTATACGCTTTTCTCCGCAACAAGGACATTTTTTAACTGTTCCATCAGCATTAATCTCATATTCGCCGTCAGCATTTCTTAAGAAACCACCGTCACAATATTCACCTGTTTCGTTGTTCTCGAAATTACAGTCTGCCTCATAAGCTGAATAAATAGGATATGGAGCATACAAATCGAGATGCTGTTTAGAGATAGAGAAGAACAAATACCAATCCAATCGAGATAACTCTTTCGTGATTGGATTTTTCTTAATATCTGGATATTTCTCATTAATAGGAGTTGTCCAAAAGAATCGTGCTGGGCAAAATCCTAAATTATGAGTAGCCTCTGTTAACAGAGACTCTATCTCATTCTTCTCATTAAGCTGATAAACTCTTATTGAAGTACTGTCAAAGACTGCTATTCTATGTTCTGGCTGTTTGAAAACAAGCCATTCAAAATTAGTGATACTCTTATCTACAAACTTGTAATCGATAACATTATCGATATTAAGCCAATAGAAATATGGCTCTGGCCTAAAACTTGTTTGCTGAGTTGGAAGGTCAACTACAAGTATGCTGTTAGGCGATACCTGTAGCTGTTTCCAACCTTCAGTTTTCCATATATCCGGCTCATGAAGTACATTCTTTTTGTAATTCAGCCAATCTTCAAGCAGTTCAGAAGATGTAAACTGATATGCTGAACTTGAGTTTCTGCTATAGAATACTCGTTCGAGCTCTCGGTATACATCATCTATAACTGCTGAAGTTGGAAGCGGATACTGGAACAAGTGAAGAAATATGTTGAACTTGTCTTTTGGGAGTAAGTGAGACACCCAATCAAGAAACAACTGAGCCGGGCTATTATAGTCAAACAAAGATATGTTAGTTTCTGTGTGGAACCTAACACGCTGCTGAAGAGAAGACGCCTTATTTATCAGTTGTCTCTTTTGAGGTCTCGGCAGAATTTCCTTTATTTGTTCTAAACTTAAGCCCATATTCTTCTGTATATTCGTATTCACTATCTTCAGGTACGTGCCAACCACCATTTAAGGCTGGTCCCATATCGAGAATTCTCTCGGCATGTGATACCTCAAATTCCTTTGAAATATCACCCGCTTCAAGACGTACCTTTTTTACTGGTTTTCTAACTTGTCGTACCATACTCAAATCTTTTTAAGCTGAAGCTGCATTTGTGAGCTCCGTAAGTGGATTGTAGTCAAGTGTATCAGCCTTAATCAAGACGAGATTGTCTGACCAATTAGGATAGAAGCTCCAACTAATAGTGTTAGAGTCTGGCTCCTCATAACCACCGAGGTTTTTATCACCTACGAAGAACTTGTCAACTGGAATAGGCTCATAGTTTGCGCCCTTTCCATCAGAATCGATAGCTCCAATATTACCATTCTCGTCAATCAAGAACACGCCAATCTTTTCACATGAATAGGTCTTGAGTGTCTTAATAACTGACTGAGCTTCCTGATAAATAACGCCTGTAAATGTAGTTGGCTCACGGCCGATAACAATCTCAATACCACCGAGTGTCTGGTTACCACCGCCAAATGTACGAGCATCACCAGGCTCAGTTGTTGGATTCTGAATGTAAGGCGAAATAATAAGCTTAGTGCCGTCTCCCGCAGCAAAAAGAGGTGTCATTGTAGCTTTCTTAGCAATCGTTTCCTTAGGAATCTTGTTCTTAACACCTGTAGAGCTGAAGATACGGGCAAAAATTACTTTCTGAATCTGTCCAAAGCTCTCTTTGCACTCAGCAATCTCAAGGTCATTGAGATGCTTACCTGCTGGACATCCGCAATTCAATCCCATAATAGTCTAAATATTAATTAGTTAATAAATGTGCAAAGCTAAGCAGTGAGTGCAAAAGCTATGCGTTAGTTGCAGATACAGGATTCGAACCTGTGACCTCTAGGACATGAACCTAGCGAGCTTCCAACTGCTCTAATCTGCGATATAAGCGAAGGCGGCAGCGATAGCAGAAGGATTCGAACCTCCGGCCTCAGGTTTACGAGACCTGTGCTCTAGCCCTCTCTGAGCTATGCCACCCTGATGCCGCCATTTGCCCTCGTTAGAGGAATCGAACCTCTCCAATCACTGGACGGACGTAGCGTGACTGGTTCACCAGGACGAGGAAGTAGCTCTCCGCTGAGAGCTGATTGAACCAAATTAATAATCAAGAACGTTATCAAGAAAACCTTTACCCTTAAAAAAAAATAACCATAACCTTATTCTTTTACCACTGCAAATATACTAAAAATATTTGAGATAATAAAATTTTTTATGTTAAAGTATGTTAATTGAAATAAAATTAATTTCTCAGCCTTATTCTACTAGTGTTATGCTTCCTACTATGCATTTCTACTACTCCAGTAAGAGCGTCTGGCGCATCATCGTGTTGCTGTTTCTTATTATCTTTACGATACGACATGAGAGCTGCGTAGAACTTAGGCCACTTCTTTTCCCAGCCTTCTGGAAACAGAATATCACTTTGACACATTCCTGAATTAGTGAATATACGTGTTGCCTTCTTCTCAGACTGAGTGAATGTTCTGACTGCAGTTCTAAAGTTTCTATGTGTTACACGGAGTATCTTTTTAACGTTTCTAGAAAAGCCTCTACCGCCGTTATTCGACTCTATAAGAGCCGATACTGTCTGATTTCGTGTTAGCATCTCTGCTGTCTTTGGTTCTGTTTTTTCCATTGGTGCATCTGTGAATAACACATCAGTAACGTATACATACTCAGGTGTATCTATAAAACAGATGGAACACAGATTATCAGCTCCAGTATCAGCTGTATCTGTGTAGTTCCACTTGTGAGCAGCTTCTCGGCCTTGTGGCAGCTGGTCTTTGTTATAAGTCTTAAAACCTTCAGAATACATAAGACCTTCTCTAGGCGTAGGGTCCTGCATGTACTGAGTATCAAATACAAGTGGGTTAATCTCTCGCATGTGGTCAAGCTCTTCAAGTGTATGCTTCATAGGCCACAGAGCGTGGCGCTCATGAGTAACAGGGTCTTCTTGTATAGCCGGCAACGACAGAACTGTCCACTCATCTGGTTCTATCTCCTGCAAATATCCACACAAGTCATGCTCATGTAGTCTCTGCATGATTATGATAATAGGAGTATTACGACTGTTAGTACGGTTACGAATAGTATTTTCAAATCGTAAGTTAATTCGCTCACGAACTATATCTGAATCAGCGTCCTCAGGTTTAATAGGGTCATCAATCATGATTGCACCCTGGAATACATTAGATTTAGCACCTATCTGCTCAAGCATCTCATTCATATTTTCATCGAATGTAAGGTTATCAGCAGTTTCAGAGCCTTTGATTGGTTCCTCTTCATCCACATTACCAGCACCAAAACCGGTTACCTGGCCTTGTGTTGAAACAGCATACATCTCTCCACCTGCTGCTGTTCGCCAACGTTTGTTAGAGGCCTTGTCTTTCTCAAGTCTAGATTGTGGAAACAGTTCTTTATATAAGCTTTCTTGCATGATAGACCTTACAGTGTCTGAGTTATCTGCTACAAGCACATCAGAATACGACAGATGCAAGAATCGGCATTTAGGATTTAAGGCAAAACACCAGCTAATAAATGATTTGATAACGAGCTCTGTTTTGCCATATCGAGGTGCGATGTTAATGATAAGTCTTCTGCACTTACCATCTACGACATCCTGCAAAGCTTTTATAATCTTCTCATGGTGCTCAGCGACAATAAAATTACGTTTATACTGAGCTTTAAACATAGCTTTAGTATAGGCCTTGAATGATGAAAGCATTTCAAGGCGTAACATCTCTTTAGCATTTACTACATCATGCTTAAGAGTATCTGCATTTATAACTCTCTGCTGCATTTCAGAGAGTGTTCTTTTTGGAGCATTCATATTTATATCGTTATAAAGGCTGGGTCCACAATGGCAAAATAAATGTATATCAATGTTGTTTAATAAAAAACTATGTGGAGCCCAGCCTTGACTGAATAATATTACGTAATTAATATATAATAATGTATGGGGGCGGGCGCGCACGGGCACCCGCGTAACTAAACGTTTTCATACTTGAAAAAATGAGAGATTGTAACAGTGTGTGCAATTATTTGAGAAGTGACTCTCTAATCAGAATATAAGCCTCTCTAGAAACCGGAGTATTCGGTATGATACCTGCAGCCTTAGATTCTTGTGGCAATTCAAGCATCATTCCAGTTTTTCCGAAAATACGGTCCCAGAGTTTCTCTACTGTATGGATTTCTCCAATTCTAGAGTCATTCATAAGGCGCTTAACCACTATTTTAATAGCGAGAGGTGTCTTATCATTATCATATATGGCTTGAAGCTGCTTCTCATTAGCAGTAAGAAGGCAAGCTAACAAATTAGCTGTATCTGTCTTCGATAACTGCAAATCAAGATTTATGTTGAGTGAACTGAGAAGTTTTACAACTTCTGGTCGTGTAGTGCCTTGAGAGAGCATAATCTGCTTTGCAACGTTTTCTGCCATTGCAGGCTGACCATTACTAGCAGCTACACTATTGGCCAAATCTATAACTTCTTTGGCTGGCATGTGCTTGTCTTCATCTTCAAGTTGCTGATATACAGCTTCTTGAGCTTCTTGCTTTTTCTGTCTAAATGCCTTAACAGCTTGTCTCGCAGCTTGGCCTTCAGCAGCTCTAGCAAGTTTGTATTTAGCTTTTGCAAGCTCTTGAGCTGTTTTCCTGTCGTGTATTGACTTGGACTTATCCTGGACCATGGAAGCTCGTTGCTCGAGACCATCTGTGCCTAATAAGTCTGATGAATCTGGTAATATATCAGAAATATCATCGTTAATTCTATCTATACTTTTCATTGTCTAATCTTTTTAAAGTAAATCTGAGATGTCATCATCTAGATGTGCTATATATCTAACATTCCATAAAAGAGGTTTTCTACCATCAGAACCGCCATATCTTATTTGTATACTTTGATTTATAGGTGCCAACAACTGTATAAGACCTTTTGCTAAAGCATTGTTATCTGGTAATCTCAAAGCCAATCCAGATATTTTGGTATCATACGTTTTGACTATACCAAATAACAAATTATTTATTATTTGTCTTCTATTGTTTGGCAATTGGTGCCATGAAGTTGGTACTTTAAGCTTATTTCTCCATTTTTGATTTTTATCTGGAATTAAACGCTGCTTGGCTAGTACTTCACTAAGCTTATTGCCCCATAAATAATATCTATCTGGACAAGGGTCACTGTCTAATACAGTAAAAGGAATTCCAAGCTCAGTGCAGGCATTAGAAACAGTTGTTATAGCTGTTTCTTTCATATTAGAGCCAATAAATGATATGTAAACCCTACTAGCGTTACTGTAATTACCTCTTATAAGTAAAGCTGTAGTGAGTAAAATCTCAGCATTTGAAAGTTCATCTGCATTGATGCAGGTTTCATAATTCTGTATCTTTGTCATAATAATTTGTTATGTTTTAATTTCACTTGCAAATATACTAAAAAAATATGAAACCTCGAAATTCATAGAAAACTTTTAATAATTTTTAACATTTCTTTCTACGAAACTGGTGTCTAATAAATTAAGCTTTGTTCCCGGATTATCGGCGCATTCTGATAAAAGGATTAGAAAGTTCATATACTACGGCGTTTTTGTAGTATATTTATTCTACGGAAATGCCGTAGCATAAGTTTCTAGGGCTCTATTAAAAACCATAGAATTTTTAATAAGTGAACCCAATCCGAGTTCCATAAGTTATTGATTTCCAATTCTTTATAATAAAGTTAACCAAAATAACCTATAATCTATAACTAGCCATATAAAATAATATTTTCATAGAAAAATACTAAGAAAAAATATATAATTTCTTAGAATATTCTACAAAAATTGATGATTTTGAAATATCTATATAGGAGAGATGGGTAACGGGTAACCACTTTGGGTTCGTAGTAAAGTCAGCTTAAATTCCATGAAAATCGCCATTTATAATATAGATTTGTAAGCGCAAAAGACGGAACTCTAATTAGTTGTTATATATTTCTAGTAAGAATTAAAATAGTGAGCCTCAGAACCATTTTTATATATTAATCTATATATCTTTATTATTTTTATATTATAATGGCCCAGAGGTACACTACTTTCATCCCTGGGTATGTTTTTAATATTTTTGAACCTCTATATACGCACGTAGGCACATACCCATATACATTTATACTACTATAGCCCGTCGTCCAGCGAACCTATTTTGCGCAAAAATTTTCTGAATAAAGTGCGCAATATAGAATTGAGCCTAAGGGCCCCTCCTTGTCAGTATTTTATGAATTGATGAAGCATATCTCTATCAGCCTTTTTACAAGTCATAAGATATGTACAGCAGAAATTTTTGGCTCAGCATTTGGACAAGACTTTAAATAATAAGGGGTTGCCAGGCTAAAAAGTGTTAAGGGGCCTAATTTTTATTAAAATTAATATTTATTAGGCTAAAAAATTAATAGCCTATTAGCCTAAAATTAATTAAATTTAGAATAAATTAAATAAACTTATTTACCTATTAGCTAAAAATAATTAAATTTAATATTTATTTGCGATTAAATGCTAGTAGGTGTTAAAAAAATACCGATTTTTAGCTTAAATATTATTAATTTTTTAATTTATTTTGCTTCTAACCAAATTTAAACAAACGTTAAAATAATTAAAATAAAAAATTAGGCTAATTATTATTAGCCTAATTTTTTTATTTTAATTAGTATTACTAATATATTCTTCGAGTTTACTAATAAAATGTGGTATATTTTTATATTTATTAATCATAAAATTATTAATATAATCAACATTTATTAAAAAAGCATAATAATTGCAATCAAATTCAAAATATGCTAATAAATTTTGCCTATTATAATATAATTTAACATTGCTATAAAAACTCGAACTATTGCAAACTAAATCTAAATAATTATTTTTACTTTTAATATTATTAAATTTTTTAATATTTTTGTCTTTATTAATAATATTAAAAATATTCAAATAATCGCTAAATTTATAATCGCTAGGATAGTCTAATAAATCAAGTGCTAAATAATCTAAAAATAATTGACTATTAGCTATTTTTAATGTATATTCGATATTATTAAAAATTTCTATCATAATTTATATATTTATTAAATTAATCTAAAATTATTTTTTCTTCGTCAATATTATAATAAATTGACATAAGCAAAGAATCACTAATATTTGAATCTTCTAAAGTTGAAATTTTATAAATTAAATAAATATTAGCATTTTTTGGACCCTGTGAAATATTATTAAAAATATCTAAAATATTTTTTTCTACATAATATTCACAATCACTTTTAAAAGTGAAAGAACCGAAATGTTTGCTAAAATTTGCACTTTTAATATTATTTATAAATTCTAAATATTTTTTAGAATCATTTAATATTTTTTGGTCTACTTCAACTTTATAAGCCTTAAAAGTGAAAGAACGTGAAATTTTAATTTTTTTCATAATTTTTAATATAATTTAATTGTTTTTATAATTTTTTAACTAACACTAAAAATATTAAAATATAATTAAATATTATAAAATTAATATTATTTAACCGTTGCTAATAATTCTTAATTATTGCTAACGTTGTCCAATATGTCAAAGAACTCTAAAAAATACTAATAAAAATAAAAAATTCAAAAAATCTAATTATAGCTAAAAATATATAATTAAATATATAGATAAATTTTTTATTTTTATACTGCAAAATTAATAATAAAATT